CTAATAAAGTCTCACGTTCTTGTTCGCAAGCCTCATGCCGCCCTTGAGCTGTAGTATTCATAGATTAATTATATACTTGGACGCCTGAACTCTGGTTGCCACTAATCAAAGGTATTACTAAACTTTTTCTACCTTTTCTTTTCATCTCAACATTTTCACCCGCACCTCTTTTTGTACCTGACTCTGCAGGCTCTGGTGAAGTCTGCGTATTAGTTGGTCTTGGAGGTGGAGGAGAAGGCGGAGGTGGTGGCGGAGGTGGCGATGCACGTCTACCTAGACACATCTTCTTCTTGTTCCTGTAAAGTTTTAATTAAAAATTCAACAACCGACCTTTGACCCGCTTTATGCCATACTTCTTTTTCTGACCATTGCAAATCTGCCGATTGATTTGGAAAACGAATATCTAAAGCCTCCACTAAATCTTGCTTTAGTAGAGGCATAGGAGGAATATCGTTGTCTTTAAGGTGTCGGTTAATTATTTTCTTAATCATCAAACCTTAATTCTCCAGCTATAGCTAAATATGCTGCACCATCGACAATATCATCTTTGTTAGGATTACCTGTTTTAGTTCTAGCAATCTTTAACAAAGACATAAGCATAGCTACATCATATGCAGTTACTTCTTTTTTAAGATACCAACTCCATAAGTGCGCTATGTTTCCATGATTAATCGTTCTATCACCATGAGTTTTGTTTCTCTCAGTAGTGATTGTCATTGCTTCTCTTAGGAAGTCTTCAGTTTTGGTTGCCATAATAAAGGTCTCTCTCTTTCAAAGTTATATTCATTTGCTCTAATGATGCGTGCTAATCGTGCTTGTAATAATGCAAACTTTTTATCAAGTTTCATCATTTCATATCTTTTGACTACAGCTTCCCACATAGCTTCAAAGTTACCTTTATGGTCTTTGAGTATTTTTTCTGCAGTTACTTTACCTACACTTGGACAACCAGGATAACCGTCAGTTGTATCACCAGTCAATGTTTGCATCATATGAAAATAGTCTGCATCTTCTTCAGAAATAATTTCATAATCATGTCCTTGCATAAACCAAACTGTACCTGGAATAGTACGAAGGTCTTTATCTTTAGTGAGTATTATCTTATCACCTTGGACAAACTTATCTGATGTAGCTAGTATGCCTAGTGTATCGTCACCTTCAAGATAAGGAAATTCGTAAGTCTTAAAATTATTACGAAACCAATCTTTGAGTGGTGAGTATGTAAGTGGCTTTCTTTGATTCTTCCTATTGAATTTATACAATGGTGAAAGCTCTTTACGAAAGTTTGTTTTACTTGATAAAGCAATAACAACATTATCACATAGCAACATTTGCTGATAACTGTCTATTGTATTAGCTAAGTTATCTATGCTTTTACTTTCGCTTGCATGTAGTGTCCATATATCATCGTCCCATTTAATGGCTTCTTCCATTGAGACTGAACACATAAACGCTAGTAAATCTCCATCTACTAACATCGTTCTATTTTTTGTATCTATCATTTTTTACCCTTTAAAATTTTATTTATGATTGTTAGCAAATCGGTACGGGTTAAAAGTTCAGTAATGTCATTACTAAAACCATTAACCAAATCTTCTTCAGTAGAATTAGAATTAAAATTATTTTTATAATAAGAGACGTGCAGTAGTTCATGTAAAAGTACATTAGCTAAATCTGCACCGCCTCTTTCTATAATAGAGTTATCAATATAAATTGTCCTTGTTGTTGCTTGAAAGCTGCCTTCTTCACTTATACCAGCTGCAACATCTGCATCTATTGGTTTTATGTTAATTGTAAAATGTCCTAATTTAATTGAGCTTGGCAATTTCATAAATAATATCTCCAAAAGGAATAAAGACGGCTTTAGTTCTTTTACCATCGCCAACCATCTTCCAATTATCTTTGTATTTTTTTACAAGTTTCTTAAGAACTGGGACGTCAATTATTAATCTCATCATTTGTTTTTTACCTAAAGCAAAAACATGCACCCAAACTTTAGCTTTGGTTATGTTTATACCTGTAGGCTCATCGCCACGTTCAATCTCAATACAGACATTACCAGTTTTGTACCACCAATCCCTTTCTGTCTTTACTTCTATTTCTTCAACTTTGAGTCCTAAAAGTTTTGCGATTTTCTTTTCGTGCGATTGACCAAATTTTAAATCAATGTCCCACTTCGAGTCATTATTAAATTTCAAAATGTTTTCCAACATGTGAAGCCTAATGCGTCTCTGCCCAGTTGTTGCCGACTTTGTATTCAGCATCTAATGGACATCGTAATCCAAAGACATTTTGAGTTTCTTTAACTGATTGAACGCCTAATTGACCTACTTTATCTGCCAAGTCTTCTCTTACTTGTAACTGCATTTCATCATGTACATGCGCTACCATTGCAAAATCTTCTTTGTATTTATATTTTGCAAAGAGTTGAGCGTGTAACAAAATAGTTGCTTGCTTTACAAGTATGCTACCACAACTTTGAATTAAAAAATTTAATGCGCTATGTTGAGAACGAACATTAAGTAAACGTCCATCAATAGCTTTGAGTTTACCAGTCCTATAAACTTTATCTTTTACATCTTTGATAAGATTACCTAGTGCTGGTATTTGTTTAAATAGTTTTTCTTTTAGTTCTTTACCTTCTTTAGCTGTGCCATTAATTATCTCACCCATTCGTGCATCACCAGCTCCGTAGATAAGAGCGTAAATCATAGTCTTTGCTAGATTACGATTAGGTAGGTTAGCAGCTTTTTGATTAAAGGTATGTATGTCACCATCAATTACTTGCTTTGTGTATGCTCCATTATCATACCTAGCTAAGTAATGACTTAAGCAACGTAACTCTAGACCAGAAACATCAAGTCCAACTAATTTATAACCTTCATCAACTGTAAATAGAGACCTACAATCTTTACCATATGGTGACCCAACTCTAGGAACTTGCGCTATGTTAGGTGAGCGATGTGTGCATCTACCAGTTACAGCACCATTAGTTATGACGCTGCCGTGTATCTTACCTTTCTTCTCTAGTTTTAACCAGGCACTACTACCTTCAGCTAATTGTGAAATTCTTTTTTGTATTAATAAATATTCACTTAAAATTTTTGCTTCAGGAAAATTTAGTTTTGATAAAACAACTTCATCAACTTGCGGTTTACCATCAGGCGTAAATACTTTTGGTTTCCAGTCATACTTTTCTCTCAGCCTATCAGCAATATGATGGCGACTATTAGGATTAAAAATAATAGTTTCATTTCTTTTTACTGGTACTCCTTTTTTATACCCACGAGTTCTATTATCTCTAGCTGGTATGAAGTCTTCTAAATCTTTAGTCCATGCTGGAAATGCTATTTGTAAATCAGCCTCCAGTTCTATTCTTCTTTTGATTAAAGTTTTTAAAAGTTCATTTGCTGCATCACGATTAAAAGTAAAACCGTGAGACTGCTGCATGTCTATTACTTTTGCAAATTCATGCTCTAGTTGTAGCGCTTGCTCTGAATAATTTCTAGATTGTATAACTCTGTAAAATTTATAATTTAATTCTACATCACGCTCACAATATTTTTGCATGTCCTCTGACCATTCAGACCAGTTAGTAGTGTCACCAAAATTATCTTTGCGTAAATTTAATCGTAGACCCCAGGCTTTTAATGAATGCGAGCCAATCATCTTTGTATCAAAACCGTAGCGTTGATAATTTTGAAAGTCGCTATTCTTTATGTCTGACCAAATAAGTCTCGAACAAACAATAGTGTCTACAACTTTTGCTTTAGTTGTCCACTTTGGATATACCTTCTTGATTGCTGGTATATCAAAATTAATTACATTGTGTCCGCATATTAATTTTGCGTCACTTAATAATTGTAAGCCTACTTCAACCTCGTTAGGTCTAAAGCTTAATACTTTTTCTGTATCTATATTTATTAATACTAAACAATGTATCTTTGATAACGAGTTTAGTAATCCGTTTGTCTCTACATCGAAAACATATCTCATGTAAAATTCTCATTTCCACCACCTAATTAACTAATGCGACTGTGACTTTGGTTACTTCAGGTACAATGTGAGCTATGCTAACCATCGCTTCTACTAATAATTTTTTAGTGTTGTTGTCCTTTGCGTAAACAATCGGATATACATTGTCATGAAACTGTGAGCGATATACAGCTGTAATTAATGTTTTATATATAGCAAAAGTCTTTTCTTGCTCCGCCTTTGACAATAACTCATAGTCTGGGTCGGAGTTTAAGAAGTCTGATATAAAATCAAAAATCAGTTTGTCTTCTAGTTTCTGTATTTCTCGTTGTTTCATCAAAATTAAAATCTGTTTCGCTTAATCTAAAAGTATCAGTATTAAAATTTAGATACGTGCTAACGCCAGTTTCACCTGTGTATCTATTTTTTAAAACTCGAAGCGTCATTAAATTAGGGTGGTCACTAGATTGCTGGTTACGTTCGCAACCTATAACAATATCTGATAACTGCCCTATTCCAGCTGAGCCTCTTAATTGTGACATAGAAGTATTTAGACCTTCTTCATGTCCTCTGTTTACATTTACTGGTCTTTTTAAATGTGAAACAATAATCAATCCAAACTTCAATTCTTCTACTAAGCTTCTTAGTGAAGTCATTGTGTTATCAATCAATCTTCTTTCATCGCCATTCTCTAAACCAGAAATGACTATTGAGATATGGTCAAGTACAATCCACTTGCAGCCACAGCTCAATACTAAATAACGTATTTTACTCATCAGGTTTTGACTTTCCGTACTTCCCCAATGGTCATAGAAAAAAACTTTTTTGTGTAAATTATCAAAAGCTTTTTTTATTTCATGTTCATCAATTTGTTTTCTTACTTCTTGTAAATGTATCGGTTTGTTCAAAGAGATAGAAAGTAAACCTCTCATACTACGCTGAACACTTTCCTCTAATGCAATAAATCCTAACTTCTCATCTTGATTAATTATGTGATGTGCAATCTCTCTACATAGTTGAGACTTACCAGTTCCACTACCAGCTGTAATAGTAACTATCTCACCTAAACGTAAACCTTTTAATTTATTGTTTAATCCTTGGTATGGATATGTTGCTGTAGATTTTACATCATCTGCAATAACTAAAGACCAGGTATCACTTCCATTTACAATACCATCTGGTTGATATGCTTTTGCACCCCAAATACAATCAACAAGTTCTTTTGCTCTACCAGCTTTGACCATATCGTTTGCATCTTTGAGTGGTAGTCTAGCAATCTTTGCTTTACCTGGTGATATTATCTCTGCACATTTTAACGCTGCTTTGTTTCCTTCAATATCATTATCAAAACAAAAGATAACGCTCTCAAATTTTTCTATCCATTCAATATTATTTTTTATGTATTTATGTGCTGACTGTACTCCACTTGGAATACTAACTACTGGATATTTATTTTGGAAAACATATTGTGATACAGACAAAGCATCTACTTCACCTTCAGTAAGTATAAGCATCTTGCCGCCATCACGCCATAGTTGCTGACCAAACAATAAAATATTTTTTGTATCACCAATCCATTTAAAATCTTTATCAGGGTAGCGTAAATGCTGTGCTACTAAATTAAATTCTTTGTCATAATAGTTTGCAATTTGTACATCTGTATTTTTATCTTTACCAGCTTGGTAACTAAACTTTCTACAAGTTGCTTCATTAATTTTTCTTTTGTGTAAATCTATGTATTCACCAAGAATAAACTTTTTTTGTTTTTTATTTTCAGTTGTTGTAATCACTTTTGCATCTGCTCTTTCTGTCGTCTGACATCTGAAGCAGTAAGCGCTACCATCTGAATACCTTGCAAGGTTATTGCCCGTTGCATCGTAGCCATTGCTACGACACACGGGACAAGGCTCGTGTCTAATGAACTCATTCTTGGTGGTTGCCGAATAAGTCACCTTGCTTACCTTTTAATTTTTCTCTGCCTTCTAAAATTTCTTGTTTTTCTTCAGGCGTTGTTACTGGTTTGGCTTTGTTTATTCCAACTTTGTAAAGCCATTGTTGTACATCAAAAGATGGACAAGCTTTTTTAGATACTTCATTATGACCTTTGATTTTTGCATTAGGAAATTCTTTCCTTAAGTCATTAATTAAATTTTCTAAAGTCAGCCATTGCTGCTCTGTAAAATTATCTTCAGGTTGGTTTACATCTATCTCTGCAACTCCACCTATCATACATATGCCAACACTTTTATGGTTGTATGATTTTACGTGAGCGCCAGACTCCATTAACTCTCTACCAATTTCTTTTGTGCCATCACGTTTTATTACAAAGTGATAACCAATTTTTAGAAAGCCTCTGGCTCTGTGCCATCTATCTATCTCTTTTGCGTCTGTGTCCATTGACGGTTTAGTCGCTGAACAATGTATAAATATATAATCAGTTTTCTTTCTCATGTTTTTTTCTCATCTATCCATGATTGCGGTATATCTTTAGCAGCATACTTGAAGCCGTAACGCTCGCACCAATCAGCGTAAGTAGTTTTACTTTTCTTACCGATGCGTGCGTTAGGATTAGAAAAAACAAATCTAATATCAAACTTATTTCCAAATTGTTTTTTGATAAGTTTGTGTTTCTTTCGGTCGCTTGTTACAAACTGACCTTTTGTTTCAACGTAGATACCGTTGTCCAAAATAAAGTCAGGAGTGTAACGTCCCTTCTCCTCTGGCTTCGTGTATATGATTGTTTCAGTTTCGTATTCGTACTTCACTTTTAAATCTTTCAGCTGCTTTGCTACTCTTTCCTCTAGTCCCGAACGAAACTTAGAAGTCGGCTGTGTTGTTGGTCGCCTCTTTAGGCGCAACGTCTTCACTAACCTCTGCCTCTGCTTCAGCTACAAAACCTTCTTCTTGTTTAAATCCATAAGAAGAAGCATCTTGATTACTAGAAACTAGATTTAAGATTTGCACCGCTTTTAATCGTAGTGAAACTCCAGCACCAATGCTTGGCACATAATACGATGAAGGTTGGAATGCTACTTTCGCTTCAGTTCCACCCCAGATAATATCTTTGTTATTAAAGAGATTACCTTTTGAGTCATACAGTATTGGTTTCTGTGACCACCTCTCACCGTTAGGTCTGATACCTGATGCTTTTAATTTAAAATTAAATACATAGTTACCTTCGCCATCATCTGTGTAAGGTGGGTTTGCAACTTTAACTTTTTTATTTCTTTTATTAGTTTCTTCAGTTGCATTTTCTTGTATCTGATTATCAATATCATCTACAAGTGTTTTCGCTTCCTCTTTAGGAATGCGAAGATTTGCTCTCCATACTCCGTCCTTGTCGAACTTAGTATCTGCTTTGTTTAAATGA